GAGGCAGACACCCGAGGTGATGTTCAAACCTTCAAGGGGATTGTGGGTGGCGTCTCGCGTCCCTGGTCGATAATAAGAGCGACACCACACAGTTGAGCCATTCGGCGCTGACCACTGTCTAAGAGTGTGGTTGTAAGTCCATCCCAACTTGCTGAGCCACTTCTCCATCTCTGGCATGAGCACCGAGTTGTAGCGTGGGTTGGTGTCGGTGACGAGTAGTGAGCTAGTGCCAGGTCTAAACCGAGAGATGAACAGCAGAGCGAAGACAAGCGCCGAGGTCTTGCCTGATCCCCATCCACACCGCGCCGCTATGATTCTCTCACTGCGAGCGATACGAGAGATGATCCCGTGTTGGAGCTCGTTGAGCCTAATCATCCAACTTTAGCCCTGCATCGGTGACGAGCCACCTCTCCTCAATCCTCACCTTGTCAGCTCCGACCTTAACCACGCTGACCTTAGCGCCGCGCTCGATATCGAGGATGTCATGATAAAGGATCTGATGAGGCTCACTGAAGTCTTCACAGCAGATGAGCCGATGCCAACCGTGGATCTGATAATCCTCACGCTCATGGGAGGCATAGCGCGACCACGAGCGCCTGAGATAGACTCTAGTCGTCTGTTTCGTCTGTGTCTGCTTGGTCATCGGTGACCTCCTCATAAGGCTTAGCTATCTGCTCGATCATGCTGATGATGATGTCATCAGTCTCGTTGGCGGTGTTGTTGACAGTGACGTCGACCTCTCGTTTAGCACCCCATCGATCAGGAAAGCGGCGCTCGAGTATCCAAGCAGCTGCGCGCCAGTCTTGTTTAGCCTCGCCTTGATATTTGATGGTCTGCAAGAGAACTGCTTCTGCAAAGTCATGGGCTGCCTTAACTTCTTGCGACCACTCACCATCTTCACCGCTTTCTTCTAACCATCTATAGTAGGTGGTTCGACCGATGCCACTTTGTGAGCAGGCAGCCTCAATACTCATTCCCTCTCTAAGGTTCTCGAGTAGCTTCTCTCTCGTCTCTTTGGTTTTGTTCTTCCCAGACATGTTGAAGAGTCCTTTTGATGTGATCACTTAGTTCATCCAAGTGATTATATAGTTCTCTGTCTGCCTGGTCATCAAGGTCAAGCTCTGCTTGGCGAATCTTGAAGAGTTGGTCAAGTTGGTCAAGAATGTCCTGACCATCGTCTACGTGCGCGCGCGTTACGTGTTCCGATTGTTCTATATTAGACATTACTGCCCTCCTCAGCAGATAGAGATAGAACCCTCTTGCGGTAGTGATTGTAATACTCATGAAGGTTCATGTGGATCTGCCACGTTCCGTGAAACATAGCATAGATGGCCACCGGATCTGTCACAGTGATTCCAAGCTTGATCTTCTCGCGATCGCCGTTTAGATGAGATAGAGATACCGGCATGAAGTCTCTGATGAACGGTTTAACAAGGGCTTCAAGAACTTCTTGCTCTGACATGTTCATTTTAGCTGCACCTCGATTATTGACCCAACCGAGCGCAGATCTTACAAGAGCTGTGATGATTGATGAATCTGTGTTGACATAGATCACATTGACATTATCACCGCGCCGAATGCCGGTATACACAAAGGGAAATAGGCCCCCTCTCTCAGACTGAGCCAACGCCTCATAAGTTGGCCAAGCTTCACTTTCGCGATTGACGAAGACCACTGCAGCATCTTTGGGGCTTGGTCTTCGATCAAGGCGATCAGCCGAAGCATCATCACCTTTTTGACCGCTCTTGTTCTTTGAGTTACCTGCTTCTGAGCTAGTCTTTTTCGCCGATGGTGGTGGTGGGTTCAAGCTGTTATTACGTCGCTTGAAAAGATCATCGATGATTGAGCCTTGTGTGGCTTGATCACTGCCTGACTCATTCAGAACAAACAGGTCGCCATCAGAGCTAGTCTGAGAAGCTCGCTCAACCTTTGGAGCCTTAAAGAACTTTCTAAACTGTGAGATCTTTTTTGAGCGCTCGACAGACTCCAAAGTCTTTTGGACTTCTTCATTGATCAGCTGGCGGAGCTCCTCAGGCATGTTGTTAATGTACCACTCTTGAACTTCACCAAGCACTGACTTGACGTCTTGACCTTCAATGTTGAAGCGAGGGTCAGAGTATTTAAGAACTTGACGTTCACCATCAGGATAACAACCGATACCAGTGTCTTCATCATACATGGCAGGCTCCACCATAATGATGACTCGCTTGTAAACTTCAGGATAGTATAGGCCCCACTGCTTGGCGGCTGCATCCTTATCAGTGTAATCAAAGATTTCATTCTTGTATTTGATGCCGCTGATGAAAGAACGTTTAGCATCCATGATACCAGCCCATCTGGCATCTCCATGTTTTCTTCCTTTTGGACTCATCGGTTTCAAATACGTTGTGATCTTAAAGTTTTTGAACTCCTGATTGAAGCTTGGACAACTCAATTCAGATAAGGTGGTAACTTTTTGCCAATCTATATGTTCAACTCGATTACTACGAACTCTAGGTATCAACATACGAATAGGCATATAAGACAACTTCATTCCAAAGAAGTTGTGAAACTTAGCAGCGTCAGTATCAAAGGTTACCGAATTTGCATACTCACCCATTAAGACGACGATGGTGTTGGCGCTGCACTTCTTGAAGAGGTGCATCCAATCAACGCCATCAATCGTGAAGCTCTCATGACCAAACTCATTCTTGACCCACTCGAAATCAACTGAGTGGAGATCCTGCAGATACTCAGCGGCAAAATCGTCAGCATGATCAGGAGTTGAGCAGAAGTCTCGGCGCATCTCTTCAGAGATGAGAACCTGAGCTCCTGAGACTCCCTCTCGTTGATGCAACCAGATCATGCCTCCCATCGGCTTCTCTGATGTCCTAGATACGATGACCACGCCATAAGGATTGGGTGTGAGCGTTGAGTCTTTAAGGCCCACGCCGAAGTTGCCATGGCGCCCCTCGACTGACTTAGAAGAGGAGTTGCGACCATTGATCAATCTGAGAAGGTCTTGTGGGTTCATCCCGTGACCATCATCACACCAAGCCATCTTGATGCCATTGACTGGTCGAACTCTCACGAAGGTGGCCCCCGCCTCAACTGCGTTGAAGTAGATCTCTCGGCAGTATTGAAGAGGGTGCATGTCTCGATAGGCTCGAGCGAGGGAGGCGGTTGGATTGTTATCAACCATGGGTAGTGTTGTGTATTTCATAAAATCTCACTTTCTCTCTGATGAGAGCGCATTAATACTCGTTGGGTGTTTACCGGCGGGTGAACCCTTCACCCCATGCTGATGGGTTGTGACTCTGAGAGAGTGGCTCAGGAGGTAGGAAAGGATCAGGCTTCTGACCGGGGGAGTGATCAGGCTCTTTGTCGAGCAAGCGCCAAGTAGTGGCTTTCACTTCCCAGAGCATTTTCTCATCCTTGCCCTTGAAGCTCTTGAGTTGACCCTCGATGTAGACTCTGGCCCCTTTACGGATGGTAGCGGCGGCGCGGTTGGATGACTTATCCCAGACTTTGATGGTGTGCCACTCGGTCGATGTATGCCACTGCCCTCTTGAGTCCTGATAACTTTCGTTGGTGGCTAAACGGAAATAGGCGAACGGTTGACCGCTCTGAGTAGTGCGCAGCTCGGCATCTTGTCCGACGTTGCCTATGAGGGTCACCTTATTGATCATTGAGAAGCTCCTTGATAGCTGATGATGTTGAGGGATGACTTGAGATGAATCTGAAGATGAGCTCTCTGAGCAGCTGCGAGCGTGACCACCCGATGCTGTCAGCGATCTTGTCTAGTCGAGCGATCTCAGGAGAGCTCACTCGCGCTGAGATTGTCTTGTCTGATGTGCTCATGATTCCTCTTTATGAAGCGCCCTCACTGATCGGTTTTCTCTGACACAAAGTTCCATTTATGTTTAAGGTCAGTGAGGGCAAGATGAGCTTCTCACTGTTGATCATAGCCTGTCAAGTGTTTTGTATACATTGTTTACAACTCTCTAAGTGTTTGATCTCAGAGACGTCTACTTTGTTTACAGATTAGCTAGGCCTTTATCACTGCGGTTAAAATCGGTGAAGCGAGAGACTTTATGCAGTGAAAAGGATTGTCAGCATAACACCAAAGTGATAAGACTGTCGATGGTGGTTTTTCAAGATTCCTCCTTGATTGCGAACAACCACCATTAACCTCTTCTCATGGTGGCGCCAACTCGAAAAGAGACATCATGAGGAGGGTGTTAGATGAAGCCTTGATCAGCTCCCCTATGTAGTTCTAGACGTTTAGTTGCTCAGGGCTTCATCTAACGCTTGGTTTTATTAAGGCTTGAAGATCGCTTCATGTTGAGCTATAACTAAAAAACAATCTGCATCGTTAGCTTCTTTTGGGGGGCGCGCTGTGAAGCCCTCATTCATCCCATAAGATTGGCGTCTACTGGGGATGTTTGGGGGTTTTGCGTTATTAGGGTCAGCGCACACCCCAAGCGCTCATGTCTACCTGATCTAGTCGCCGATCTCGTCCCACCATCTCAATCGGTCGAGGGAACATCGCGCCGAGTCGGCTCTTGACCGCTGGATTCTCGCTGAAGATGTTGAGCAGCTGATGAGGATAAACGTTGGAGGTCATCACCACACTCAGCTCACCGGCGCCCCACTGCTGATAAATCTCTTGGATCAGCTCCACAGTCTGACTGAGCCACCACGGACTCTTATTGGCTGAGCCACCGACGCCCGCGAACTCATCGATCAAGAGCAGGTCGATACCGGCGAGCCAGTCTTTGAGAGGGTCTTTGTTGTTCTTGTCTTTCCAGCTCGCCTTGATCTGGTTCATGATGCCGATGTGAGAGATATAACGAACCTTCAAGCCGAGGTAGGCAGCCTCACGAGCGAAGCAGTAAAGTAGAGAGGTCTTTCCGTTGCCAGGTTGACCATAGACATAAAGTCCGTGGGGAGCTCCCTGACAACCTCCTCTCAGATACTCGAGCATAGATTCGACCGCCGCCTTCTGCTCGGGTGAGTCTGGCTCGTAGGTTGAGAAGTTCATGTTGATTGCATCTGATGGGAGTCTCATCTTGTCGAGTCGCTTTAGCCATCGGCGCGGCTTCTCGCATCGAGGACACATGGAGGCCACCTGAGCCATTCTGTTTGGAAGCCACTCATAGTTCCATCCCTCTTGGCAGTGACCACAGAAGGGGACCGGCCTTGGCTTTAGATATCCCGCTTTGAGATCTATCCAGTTTCTCGCCTCGAGGTTCTTAGGCTCAAGATCTGAGAAGTCGAGATCAACTTTAGGAGGTTGCTCGCTCGCTCTAGCGCGCGCTCCTGCTTTGAGTTCTGCGATGATGTTGGTGTAATCGCTGAGGTCTAGCTTGCTCATCTCGCTCATCGTCGGCCTCCATTGTATCGAGCAACGATATCTTCATATCTTTCAAACTTCTTGGGTTGAGGTGGTTGAGTCTCTCGTGTTGGTCGTGGAGTTGGCAGCTTCCACCCATAAGGATTCTCGCGCGTCTCCTGAGTTACAGGCTCCTCTAAAGACTGATTGTTTAACTGATTGTTAAGCTGATTATTATTATACGACTCTGTGACGTAATGATTACGACTCTCTGACGTATTGGTTACGTCACTCTGTCGTATTGCGTCACTCTGTCGTATTGCGTCACTCTGTCGTATTGCGTCACTCTGTCGTATTGCGTCACTCTGTCGTAATGCCTCGAAGTTAAGCTCAATGCTCTTTACTCTGTCAGCTCGCTCTGTCTCTGCCCTCTTGATCAGTCCTAGGCTCTGCAGCTCTGAGAAGCACCTCTGAACAGATCGAAAGCTCATAGCGCCCTCAAGCGCTTGATGAATGTAGCTGGCGCTCATCGGCTTGGCCTCCCAAGTCGCGAAGTCGCTCTTATAAATGATGGTGATCAACACCAACTTAGGGTTAGCTTTGAGCGGCGCTTTGATCGCTAAACCTATGGCTTCATGTTGCTTCATGTCTCCTCCTTGTCGACGATGAAAGAAAGTTGATGAAATAAACTTGACATGATGAAATAAACTTGTCAAGATGTTTTCATCCTTCACTTCCAAGCACAAGGAGACAAGCATGGAAGCCCAAAAACATGGCATACTAAGAGCGATTGGTCAGAGAAATATCGCTGTTGCTCTTAATATCTCAGAGTCTTATCTCAGTAAGATCATCAAGCAACAATCCAAGGCGCCTAAAAGCTTAGCCATTGAGCTAGCTAGGCTGTGCAATGAGTTGGCTGAGCAATACAAGCAGTGTGAAGCTTTTGAGCCTGATGACTTCAATGAGGATCTTGTTGCTCTACGCGAGCTGCCTTATGAAGCGCTGTTTATCACTGAGGATCGCTATTGGGGCTCTGAAGAGTTGACAGTTAGACAGTTGATCAAACTACAGGATGATGACCCTGAGCTGATCCAAAAACTACGAGAGTGCTATCATGGTGACTATGAGAGTTTCATTTGGTACGGCAAAACCATTTATGTAAGCCCTCGAGAGGAGGACAGAGCATGAGCTATCAAGACGAATACCCAACCTGCTATGATCTTAAGCCGGTGACGCTCGAGAAGCCCTTACCCTCAATCACTGATGTGGAGTTGGCAGCGCTTCGCGGCGTTGACCTCGCTGAGCGAGTCGCTGAGCCCATCAACCGCTTCTCAGTAGCGCGCGCCGCTATCAAGCTGAGCGCTCACATCGCTCGAAAGTTTCGATAACCTTTAACTCAACACTCATTCTAGTCAGGAACAATCATGCATTATCGACTGCTCGACGCTGAATCTAACCCAGTTTCTCCAACTGTTTATCGCTCAATAAAGAGCGCTAGAAAGCACGCTACTAATGGCGCTAAAATATGGGCGTTTGCTACTCGCACAGCCGCATTATCTCTCAATAAAGAGCGCTTAGAGGTAACAACGACAGAAACTCCTACGCTGATCACTCGTGCTCTGATTCAGAGCTTTATTGAGCATCATCAAACAGCTCAAGATCTCAAATATCCACCCACTCACGCCTCATCACGACGACAACTAGAAGCGCGCTATAACTGGACGCTCTTTGGATTCGATGACCTAGGACGAGCCATTACAGCACAACAAAACATGAGCGTCTCATGTAAATGGATCTCATACTCATGCCCCATCCAAATCAACGGTCGTCGATCAAACATTCGTGGGCTCGAGAAGTCCTTAGCCTAGAAAGCTTCGTGATGCCACCTGACAGACAACTTCAAGAAGACCTGTTCTTTATCGTCCTCACCCTCTTAACCATCTTCGTCATCTGCCTGGCGATTTAATAACGAGTGAGGCGGC